CCTCGGCGGTCCCCGTGGCTCTGTCGGGCACGACTCCCGACCTCTTCCTCAACGTCTCGGTCGCAATCACGGCCGATGGCACGGTGCGCCTCGTGGGCACGCTTGAAATCACGTACCTCGACCTGGGCGACCCGGCCGTGTAACTCCCTGGCGTCATGGGCCTTTGAAAAGTTCCCACCAGGACTTGCCAGGGCCCATGACCGCGCCTATCCTCCGAATGCAGATGAATAACCAGATCCGAACCAATGTGAAGATCGCAAAAGTGGACAGAGCGCTTGGCCTCGTCCTCGGTTGGGCCATCATCTGCAAGGTCGATGGTCAGCCCTACTTCGACCTCCAAGGGGACTACATCCCCGAGGAAGTCATGCTGGAGGCGGGGGCCGAGTTCATGGAAAACAGCCGCGCGGCGAAAGCAATGCACGCTGGGCCCAATCGCGGTTCGATCCTGTTCGCATTCCCGATGACGGAAGAGATCGCCAAAGCGTACGGGATCAACACTGGCGGAAAGTTCGGCCTGATGGTCGCTGCCCGGTTCGACGCTGATGTGTTGTCCAAGTTCGATGACGGGACCTACACGGGGTTCAGCATCGGCGGAACCTGTACGCGCGAAGAGGTAGCAGATTGACCAAGCGCAATCAGATCACACGGCTGCAGGTCGAAGAGATCAGCGGCGTGGACAAGGCAGCTCAGGTTCCGGCGGAAGCGCTGCTGCGGAAACGCGCAGACGGGCTAGTGACCAAGAACGAGTTTGCCCGACCCTTCCTCACGTCAGAGGTTCGAGGGCATCAACACGTGCTCGACGACACCGGAGCCGGGGGCGAAACCTCCTGGCTTCGCTCGGAAGGTGAAGAAAATGGGCATTCCCACTCGTGGGTGAGAATGCTTGACGGCACTTTGACTATCGGCGCGGCCGATGGTCATTCCCACGAAGTCCTCCTGATGACCCACAAGACCGCCAGCGGCGGCAAGGAACAACTCATGACTGAGACGAAGACGGCCGCCGAAGCCCAATCCGAGGCGGTTCAGAAGAGCATTGCGGACCTGACGACCCGGGCCGAGCGCTCGGAAGCGATCATCAAGCTGAACGCTGCGGAGCGCGGCCTGTTCGACGGGTTCAGCCCCGAAGACCAGAGCCAGTTCCTGGCGAAGTCCGCGACGGAGCGCGCGGATGCGGTCCGCAACTCCCAGGATGCCAACCGCGTGGTCTACAAGTCCACGAGCGGTGACGAGTACCGCGCCAATGACGACGTGCGACTGGTCAAGATGGCCAAGGACCGCGACGCCGAGAAGCAGCGCATGGAGAAGGCGATGTCCGACCTCCTGACGGAACGTCTGACGAAGCGTGCCGAGGTGGAGCTGTCCCATTGCCCGGGCACGGTCGCTGACCGCGCCGGCATCCTGAAGGCGCTGGATGGCGTCTCGGGCGCGGTCGAGTTCCTCAAGGCGGCCGATGCTTCGCTTGCCAAGGCGTTCACGTCGCAAGGCGTGTCGGGCGGCGGCGGTGTCGAGCTGACGAAGGCATCGGACCGTCTCGAAGTCCTCGCGGTCAAGTTCGCCAGCGACAACAAGCTGTCGATCGAGAAGGCGCGTGCCGAGGTCCTGGAGACCCCGGAAGGCGGCAAGCTGTACATGGAGATGGACGCCGAAGCGGCGGCCTGATCCTCACCCCAACCACTCACACAACCAAGGAAACAAGACATGGCTGTTCAAGAGCAAGTCAATAGCATCAGTCTCCCCGCCAACGCGGACCTGAGTGCTTCCCAGTTCTGCTTCGTTACGCTCAACACGAGCGGCAAGCTCATCCTCCCGGCGGCTGGCGGTGATTGCATCGGGATCCTGCAAGACAAGCCGGACGCGGCCGACCGCATTGCCCAGGTGGCGATGCTCGGCACGAGCGGTCGCCTCAAGGTCATTGCGGCGGCTACCTTGACCGCTGGCGTCAAGGTCCAAGCCGACGCGGCCGGGAAGGCCCTCGCAGCCCTGACGGGCGACCACGTGCTGGGGACGACGCTCACCGCCGCAGTTTCCGGCGAGCTCATCGAGATCGCTCCGGGCAGCCGTATGCTGCTCCCGTGATCTGACCCCCCTCCCTCCCTCCCAACAGAACAAGGACTGAATCCAATGACGCAACCGACGCGGGGTGACGTTCACGTCAACAAGCCCCTGACCAACATCTCAATCGCCTTCATGCAAGAGGCNACCAACTTCGTGGCGGACACGGTGTTTCCGAACATCCCCGTGCCCAACGTCTCGGACCGCTACTACACGTATGATCGCGGCTTCTTCAACCGCGATGAGATGGCTGAGCGCGCTCCGGGCACGGAGTCCGCTGGCAGCGGCTACTCGGTGGACAACACGCCGACCTACTATGCCAAGGTGTACGCGTTCCACCACGACGTTCCTGACCAGGTGCGCGCGAACGTGGACAGCGTCATCCAACCGGACCGCGACGCCACGCAACTCGTCAGCCATAAGGCGCTGATCAAGCGCGAGAAGCTCTGGGTGGGCAAGTACTTCGTAGGCGGGCTGTGGACCTTCGACCTTGACGGCGTTGCGGCCGCTCCTGGCGCTAGTCAAGTCCTCCAGTGGAACGATGCCAACTCGACGCCCATCGAGGACATCGCAACGGCCATGGATGCGGTTCTGCAGGAGACGGGATTCTTGCCGAACAAGCTGGTTGTCGGCCGCCAAGTCTGGACGGCCCTCAAGAATCACCCGGACATCATCGACCGGGTGAAGTACGGTCAGACGCCGGGTGGCACGGCCAAGATCAGCCTCCAGTCGCTGGCGGACCTTTTCGAGGTTGGTCAGATCGTCGTCATGAACGCGATCGAAAACACGGCGAAGGAGGGCGCGGCCAACACCCACGCTTTCATCGGCGGCAAGAAGGCGCTCCTGTGCTATGCGGCTCCGTCTCCGGGCCTCATGGTGCCGACGGCGGGCTACACGTTCTCCTGGTCTGGCTTCCTCGGCGCGGGCGCGATGGGCGGCCGCATCAAGAAGTTCCGCATGGAGGAGCTGGAATCGGATCGCGTGGAGATCCAGATGGCGTTCGATCAGAAGCTGATCAGCGCGGACTTGGGCTACTTCTTCGACACGATCGTGGCCTGATCGGCCTTCAAGGACCACCTCACCATGAAGTACGACAAGGGTCAATTCAGCGCGTCAGGCGAGTATGTCGCCCGCAAACCGTTTGACTTCCAGGGAGAGCACTTCGCCTACGGGGTCAAGTTCGACTTCCTCCGCATCGGCTGTTCGGCGCGCAAGCTCCGCCAGCTCTGGGATAACGGGTTCATCGTCCCTCTCGGGATTCTTCCCGAGAGGGCGCTGACCTCGCCCGATGCTGACCCCGGTGACGAGGCTGACGACCAAGCGGACATGAAGGCGGACGCGGACGCGAAGGCGAAGCGTGCAGAAGCTGGCCGCAAGTCTGCCGAGACGCGGGCCGCGAAGAAGGCGGCGCAGGAAGCGTAATGGCCGCGCCGGGGTCCATCCAGTTCGTGATCAGCTCACTCAATAAGTTCGCAGAAAAGCACATCAAGATTATCACTCTTGATGCGACGGCGAACCTAGTTGAGGACACTCCTCGCAAAACTGGATGGGCCCGAGCAAACTGGGTCCCCCGGATCGGGGCACCTTCTAAGCTCCCGACTGACGTGACTGACCCGCAACCGGGCCAAGTTCAAGGGCGCTCAGCGGAGCGGGAGGCGGGAGTGCTACTCGTTGCGTCCTCCTACAAGCTCGTGAACGGCCCCATCTACATCACGAACAACGTGCCCTATATCCAGCGATTGAACGATGGTTACTCGGCTCAAGCTCCCGCTGGCTTCGTCCAGTCGGCTATCTTGAGAGCGGTGCGAGGGGCGTTCAAGAGCGGAGGTCAGAGCCCGTGACCAACCTCGCTCAAGCTACCAATGCCGTGTATGTCGATTGGCTGGCCTACCAAGCTGCCTCCCCCTACGCTGGCTTGGTCGCCTTGTTGGGCAACGAGGACTCCTCCGGAGGCTTGAAGCCCGAGGACCGTGATGCCGCATGGTTCCGGGTTACGTTCCGGGAAGCCGCTGGCGGTCGTGCGAACCTGAATGGAATCGTTGGCACGCGAAAGTATGAGCGGCTGTGCTTCCTCGCGGTCCAATGCTTCACGCCTGTCAACGTCGGAACAAAGAACGCGAATGAAGCGGCTGAAGCCGCTCGGCTCGCATTCGAGGATCGACGCCACGCAACCAACTCAAGCATCATCTACCTCAACGCCAATATTCGACCGCAGCCCCAGGACGGAAAGTGGTTCGCGGTCCTCCTGGAAGTCCAGGTTGAAGTGACAGACCAAAAGTGAACGCAAGGAGCAACCCATGAGCCTCGTCAAGACCAATGAGATCAGCCTTCAAGTAGCCGCAGAGACGACTTTGGGCGTCTTGCCCGGCTCCCCCGCCTGGGACCTCCTCGAACCGAATACCATCAGCTCGTTCGGAGCGACGATCACCAAGACGGCACGCAACCCGATCAGCAAGCTGCGCCAGCGTCGGAAGGGTACCACGACTGACATCGACTCTGGGGTGGAGTTCGAGGCTGACCTGACTGGCCAGTGCTTCAAGAAGCTGGCGGAAGGGTTCGTGTTCTCCTCTTTCAGCTCGGTCGTCGCAATCCAATCCGGGGCTCTGTTCCAGGCTCTCGTGGGCGAAACCACCGGGGGCCAATACCAGCACTCCGCCCTCTCGGCGGCAATCCCGGTCGGTCGTCTGGTCTTCGCTCGTGGCTTCCCGATCGCGGGCAACAACGGGCTCTCAGTCGTCTCGGGTGTGCCCACCACGACGGTTACCCCCGTGACGGGCCTGACGATCTTGGACGATCTGCCCGGGAATACGGTAGGGGCTACCCTGGAGGTCTGCGGAGTCCGCTCAGCGGTGGGAGACCTGGACATCACGGTGACGGCCACCACGGGTACGCTGACGAGCACGACGCTCAACTTCACGACGCTCGGCCTGATCGTCGGTCAACTCATCTACATTGGCGGCTTGACGAACACCAACCGCTTCGCCTCCGGCCGGCACGGGGCGGCGCGCATCGTCTCGATCGCGGCCCACTCGATGAGCCTCG